TGTTCCTTCTGCCTACTCCGTTGCCGAAGAGTATTGGAATATCACAGGAAGTGTAACGCAACTTCCAGATGGTGCCATGCCTGAATATGAAGAGCAGCCGAATACTTAATAACTATCAAAACAGTATGGGCAGGAAAACGAAATGTACAAGTAGTATAGAGGACAAAAGAGGGATAGCAGTGTGGTAGTCAGTGAGTTACGGAAGAGCGTCTAAAATTTGGGCGCAAAACGAAATGTACATTTACTTGGATTTTGCTTGGATAAACCAGCCCGCAGATGGGCGATAACTTGGATTTACCTTTGATTTATACGGGGCGTTACTTCGGTTTCGCCCTTTTTTCGTGCCTAAATGTACCCCACAGATGCGTAGAGCCGTGAAATCGCCTAAAATCGGGCAATACGGCGGTAATACTTAAACGCTGCTCAATCGGCGGTCAAACACCGCTCAAATACCAGTCGAACGGACAAAAGTTGCACATTTCGTTTTGCTGAAAAATCGCCTAAAAATAGGCTTGGGCGTACCTTTGGGCATACTTTTGGGGTACACTTTTTTGCCGATAAACACCCCTATAAGGAAAAAAAGAGGGGCGAAATCGGGCATTTTTCAACGATAAACACCCCTTTAATGCACGAAAATAACGGGTTTTGTACGCATATAAAAAGAGCGTAACACGCTATATTACTGCATATTACGCCCTAAATATCGGGATTTTACCCCTCAAAAGGGGTGTATTTTGCTTATTCTGCCCTTACAACACCCACCACCAGGGCGATTGAATGAACCTTGCTTAAAGAGAGCTCAAACGGTGCGTAATCGGTGTTTTCTGATACCAGGGTGATGTGCTCGGCATCGCTGCCCTGGCGTACTCTTTTGAGGATCACACCCTGCTCGCTTCCTATTACATATACCCTGTTCCATTGGAAGAATGTGTCGATTGGGAGGCGTTTGCACGCCACAATGTCGCCACTATAATACTTTGGCTGCATAGAGTCGCCTGTTACACGGATCAAGAACTCCGCTCCCTTAAAGGTTGGCACATCAAAATACTCGCAATCGTACTCCATAACCTGCATATCGTTGCCTGATAATACACCTGCGACTGCCTCAACAGGCAAGAGAGGTATGCCAAGAGGCTTGCGCTCGCCTGTTGTGAGCTGACAGCCCTCATCAAGCATCTCGCCCTCACCAGTCAATAACCATTGAGCCGATACATTTTCGCATTTTGCGTAAACTAATTCTATATCGAATGTATCTCGGCTAACCCAACTACTAATACCCTGCGGAGTTATACCTAACTTATTGGCAAACTGCGTTTTATTTCCGCCTGAATAGTAATCAATCAGACGCTGCAACCTATCCCTTTTACTCATTTTGCGAAAAATAATTACTCATTTTCTTGTTTATTACGCAAATTGCGTATATATTTGCATCGTGTTTCAAATTGAAACCTGCGGGACAAATATAATAAAAATAATTGAGACGATGGCAAAAGTAGTAACACAACACGGTGAACATAAGGAACTCGGCAGGATATTCAAGGTCTCCCAGCCGACCATTCGCCGAGCGTTGAACGGTGAGACCAACACACCGCTTGCAAAGAAGATCCGCACAGTAGCAATCAAGCGTGGCGGAATAGTGATGGTAGCAAAACAGTAATAACAAATAAGTCGCAAAGCAATGAAAACTTACACAACAGACCAAAAACTCGGACGCTTGACAGCGTACCTTGTAGCAGTGATGAAGCCTTTTGTCTTTGATGGCAACGAGGTGGAGTTTACCGCAACAGAGAATTTTATGCACCGTATGGTTGAGGAGGATCCTGCGTTGGCAAAGGTTGATTTCAAAACTCGATAGCCCTATGAGACGATACCAGGCAAAGTGCAACTACAAGAGAGGTAGCGGAGTGCCAACCTATGTGAGTGAGATTAGCATCGAGATAAGCAATTGGTGGGACACACCCGTATTTGAGCCCGCTATCGACCACACGCTCGAAAGCATCAAGCAGGATATAGCGAGTATGAAGTTCAGCGGCGGCTTCACGGGCGACCAACTCTATATGACGATCGAGAACCGAGAACTGCGTGTATATAACCGCAACCGCTCGGCAGTGATAGTAACGATAACCTTTGAACCTGTAAACGAGTAAGACTATGGCAAAGAAAATCAGAATGGCGGTAATAGGCATCTTGGCGATGGCGGGCTTGGTTCTGCTGATGGGAGAGCCTATCGAGGAGGAGACTTGGTTTGAGGTGTTTTTCGCCACCAAGTTGGGGGGCTTCGCTCTGTGGGGTGTAACGGCTCTGCTTTGGAAACACTGGGAGGCAAAGGGCTTGTTACCTGAAGATGAATACGAAGATGAATTTATTTAATCACTTTAATACACAACGAATATGAGACTTACAATCGAATGGGACGCTAACTATAACGGCGTACACATCAAGACAGACACAGGGCTTTCGCTTATCGTGAGCGGTCAGCCAAGTATGGTAATGAGTTGGCACGATGCCGTAAGGTTCTACAAGGACAACAAGGTGTGGCAACTCCCAACCCGAGAGCATCTGCAGTTGATCGCCGCACGCATCGACGAGATAAACGCCATCATCAGGGCAAACGGCGGCTACGAGATTAGAGGTTGGCACTGGACAGCCGACGAGTACGACGAGTTCTGCGCGTGGTATGTCAATATGAACAATGGCTACACCTACTTCTACAATAAGTACTACTTCGACTATGTGCGCGCCGTCTCCGCTTTTCAAAATTAGGATTAGTTCTTTGAAATTTTGACTTTGAGATTATGAACAAAGAGATAGCATACCACAAGCATTTATTGCTCACGGCATACAAGCCAGGTGGGGCATTCACGGAGGAGGAGAAGCGAGAGCTTCGCAAGCGTGTTCAGGGCAAATTGCTCGACGACGCTTCGATTACATCAACGGCTGTTGATTGCTTCGGTTGCGGAGTCCTCAACATCTTCGATTTCTATGCGGTTGAAGAGTTGAGCCTTTTCAAACGCTTTCGCCACGCTCTCCGCGTGTTCTCGGCAGCAGTAGCGAGTAATATAGGCATTAACCCCGTCATCATCGTAATCGGCGGTAAATAAGACCTTGCGACGATGTTTGGGGCACAGCATTTTAGCCTTGATGGCTTTTGCCTCTTTGAGGCTGAAAGACAAATCGGATTCAAATCCGCTAAATGTTGAAACCATAGAATCGTGAACTTGTAGTTGACAGCACAAAAGTAACGATTTTTTCCTACATAGCACAACGGTAGTGCGGTTGTAACGAGGCGGTGCACAGCCGAGGAGCAACAGGTTCGGGTTCGAGTCCCGATGTAGGATCAAAGAAAACAAAAAAGTAATTCAGTATGGAACTATACAACGGAAAATACTGCATATCGCATACCGAACTAACGGCGGGCATCGTGAGCAAATCGCTCATAGATAAATGGCAACGCCTCGGTATGGTAGAGCGTGCTCGCCGAGGCGGCAATGGCTCGACAGCGTTGTATGTTGTGGATAGTCTGCCGACCAAATACCGCATAGAGGTAATGCGCCGATACCCTGACCTGCAAGCCCAGGCGGAGTACAAGGAGTTTGCCGATGCGATAATCACGGATACGGCAGCCGAGGCGTACTACGCTGAATACAAGATTGACGGGGTGCGTGGCTTATCGTACGACAAGCAAGCGGAATACACCAACAACGCTACGATTTTGGCGGCATTTCACGACTTATTGCAACGCTGTACCTCAATGCGTGGCAAGTTGGGTAAAAAGGTCAATATCGGCGGTTTTTGGGAAGCCAGGGCGAAGATGCTGCCACGCATCGCAGACCGCTTTCCGAACTCGCTCCCCGAGAACGCCCGCCGTCTGCGTGAGAAGCACGACGAGTTCTACCGAGGCGGCACACCTAACTACGAGGTTCTGATCTCTCGCAAGTTCCAGAACTCGAACGCTGCAAAGGTAGCAAGTGAGGAACAAAAGGCGATGATTATGCGCCTGATGTGCGACCACCGCAACCTCGACAACGAACAGGTGGCAATGTTGTACAATGTCGTAGCCGAAAAATTGTGTTGGCAGCCAATCACCGCCTCCGCAATCAAGTTGTGGCGTGAGCGTTACGACCTCGAAACGGCGGGCGGTCGCCTCGGCTCGAAAGAGTTTTACAACCAACGCTCGATGCAGAACCGCCGCTCTGCGCCTACCGCTCCGCTCAATATGTGGAGTTTGGACGGTTGGGATGTGGAGCTCTACTACCAAAAGACCCTCACAAAGGGCGGCAAGAGCGTAACCACATACAACAACCGCCTCACGGTGGTAGTGGTACTCGACCCGTTCAACAAGTACCCCGTAGGATATGCGATTGGCGAGCGTGAATGTGCCGAGCTCATTACCGAGGCGATGCGTAACGCTGCCAACCATACAGCCGAGTTGTTCGGTCAGCGATATAGGGCTCATCAGATACAGAGCGACCACTACGCAATGAAAGCGATGACACCGATTTACAGCGTGAGTGGCGACAAGGTAACACCTGCACGAGTAGGTAACGCAAAGGCAAAGCCAATCGAGCGATATTTCCTTACGCTCAACAAGACCTACTGCCAGCTGATGCCGAATTGGTCGGGCTTCGGTATAACCTCGAACAAGAACCTACAACCGAACTCCGATGCGCTCAATATGTTGCGTAAGAGTTTCCCCGATGAGGCGGGCTGCCGCAAGCAGATTGAGACCATTATAGCAATGGAACGAGCCAAGAAACTCGACAAGTTCGTAGCCGCTTGGCAGGGAGTACCCGAAGACCACCGACTGCCGATGTCGGACGAGCAGTACCTGCTCACTTTCGGTGCTGAAACGGGACATAAAAACGCTTTGGAGGGTTCGGGTTTGAATGTAAAACTCCTCGGCAAGAGGCACACATACGACTGCTTCGATGTGAATTTCCGCCGCTACTCGCACATTCGTTGGAATGTCAAGTATGATCCGAACGACACGAGCCGAGTGCTTGCGGTGAGCGACAATGGCGAGCTTCGCTTTATGCTCGAAGAAAAGTATGTGCAACCAATGGCTCTCGTGGATCGTCAGGAGGGAGACGCAGAGGAACTCGCACGAGTGCGGGCGTTCAACAGCCAAGAGTTGGAGCCTGCGGTGGTAAAAGCCATCGGGGCAGCACAGGAGAGAGTGGAGTTGCTTTTCCACCAAAACCCACAACTCGACAACACGCTCTGCCGCCACCTTATCTGCGATTCGAGAGGTCAGCACAAAGACCGCCGCAATGAGCGGAGATTGGCAGCACCGATTGAGGAGGCTGAAATGGCAGAGGTCGAGCCAATGATTACAGGACACAAACCATCAACATTTGATTTATACTAATTCGCAAATACAAGGTAATATGAAAAAAGTTGAGAAACAGGCAATCGCCGAACGATTAAAGGAGTATGTGGCAAGCAAGGAGAGCCAAAATAAGGCGGCTGCCACATTGCAGGGCGTCAGTGCTGCAACAGTCAGCCAAATACTCAATGGCAAATGGGAGTTAATCTCTGCCGATATGTGGCGCACGGTAGCAGCGCAGATCGGCTACGACCCTCGCAAGTGGGTTGTGGTTCAGACCGAGGGCTACAACCGTATGTATGATATTTTGACCGATGCACAGGCGAACGCCCTTGTCTTCGCTGTAACGGGCGATGCAGGCTGTGGCAAGTCGCAAGCGATTAAGGTGTACGGCGAGCGTAACCGCAATACGCTCGTACTCTCTTGCTCGGAGTACTGGAACCGCAAACAGTTCCTCGTTGAGTTGCTCCGCTCGCTTGGTGTGGACGCTGCGGGTTGTACCGTGGTCGATATGATGGCAGATGCGGTGCAGCAACTCAAACGCCGTGAGGGCGTGCTGCTCGTGTTAGACGAGGCGGACAAATTGAGCGACCAGATCCTCTACTTCTTCATCACGCTATACAATCAGCTCGAAGACCACATCGGCATAGTCCTTTGTGCTACACAGCACCTCGAAAAGCGCATCGTGCGTGGTGTACGCAACAACCGCAAGGGCTACCGTGAGATATACAGCCGTATAGGTCGTAAGTTTATACCGATGCCCGTAGTGAACGATGGCGATATTGAGGCGGTATGTATGGCAAATGGCGTAACCGACAAGCGAA